GCTATCTCTAAGGGCCAAATTGATCCTAAGATCCTGTCCTTTGGGGCTGTCTGTGTCGAAGTTCCTCTTACAATGATCAATAAGGTTCCCACTAAGGGAGTTTAATCGAATGAGTAATGCTCAAAATCTGGAAGTTCTTGAACTCCAATCAACGATTGCTACCGTTCGACAGCAAGCAGCGGCAGCGGGTCGTAGTGCTTGGCAGGCCCAAAAGGCCCTGAATGCTCTTATCGAGGTGGGTTGCGACGTCTACAAGCAAGTCATTACGGCCCAACCGGCCTTGGCTGATGCCCCTCGGTGGGTCCTGTTCCGGACTCTTCTGGGTATCCCTGAAGGGGCACTAGACCGCCCAGATCCGGCCGTGACGGACGAAGACAAGTTTGAGCAAGAGGGTACGGTTTTGGCTGGAAGGTTGCAGGCACTGACGCAGTTCGTCTCAGTCACCCCAGAAAAGCGGGCTGCTATTGTTCAGGCGCTCCGAAACACTCTTGCTAATCTCGAGTGAAAGTAACTGCGGAGGTAGTGGAAGGCTTCGTTAAGAGTCTCCTGCTACAGAAATTTGATGGAGCGGCCGAAATCCCAGACTGCCACCGAGAATGGTGGTCACTCTGCTGTTCCCCGCACAAGTATGTTGCGATTGCGGCGCCTAGAGGATTCGCCAAGTCTACGGCAATTACACTTAGCTATCTTCTTGCGAAACTATGCTTCCGAGAAAGTCAATTTGCAATCATTGTGTCAGACACTGAGGCGCAGTCGATCCTCTTCTTAAACGACATTAAGCGCGAACTTACCGAAAATGAACACCTTGTCAAGATGTTTGCCGTCAAGGGCCTCATTAAGGACTCAGAAACTGACATCATTGTAGAGTTTGAAGACGGCCATCTGTGCCGTGTAATGGCGAAGGGCTCCGAACAAAAGATGCGGGGCCTGAAGTGGCACTCGAAACGTCCGGATCTGGTGATCTGTGACGACATCGAGAACGACGAACTTGTCATGAACAAGGAACGTCGGGAGAAGTTCCAGCGGTGGTTTAACTCGGCCCTTATTCCGATCCTATCCGATCGGGGCATCATTCGAGTCGTTGGGACCATCCTCCACAATGACTCGCTGCTTGAGGGGTTCATGCCTAAGGAGCGGGACAAGTATTCGATTGTAGAGCCACTAAAACTGTCTGCAACGCATTATAGGGGGTGGGTGGGTGTCAAGTATGCTGCCCACAACAAAGACTTCTCTAAGCTCCTTTGGGAGGCCAAGAAATCGAAAGAGGACTTGCAGCACCTTAGAGCCCTCTACGAATCGAAGGGACAGTTGGACGCTTACTCACAGGAGATGCTGAACAGGCCAATCGATGAATCCAATACTCACTTCCGCCGATCTGACTTCCTTGATCTTCAGCCCGATGATCGCAGCAAGCGTCTTACTTACTATATCACCATGGACTTGGCTGTCACTCAAAAGTCCGTATCGGACTATTCTTGCTTCATGGTGTCAGGAATGGATTCGGACGGCTACGTCCAACTACGACACGTTATCAAGGATCGCCTCGACGCCCTCGAAATCGTCGAAGTTCTAGGTCAGCTGGTTAGGACCTACGATCCTTTCATGGTGGTTACCGAAAAGGGAACCATCGTTAACTCACTTATGCCCGCGATTAAGCGGTGGCAGGATGAAAACAACCTCTATTTTCGGTTTGAATTGTTGGCTTCTACCGTCGACAAGCTCCAACGTTCACAAGCTATACGACTACGAGCAAGAGCAGGACGAGTCAAAGTCGACAAATCAGCCGACTGGTGGCCCGACCTTGAAGAGGAACTCATGCAGTTCCCCAGATCCGCTCACGATGACCAAGTAGACGCCTTCTCCCTAATCGGACAAGCCATCAATAAGTTTAGTGAGGCCCCGACGGATAAGGAAGTCGAAGAAGATGCCTACGAACTCGAGAAGCAGGAATCTGGAATGATGGACCACGGCCGCTGTGAGCTGACCGGATACTAAAAGGACAACAATGCCTGAAATGATGCAGCCTCCCATGATGGACCAAGCCAACGGCATGACCGGGCAAGCCCCGGGTGCTGGCGAAGGTATGGACCCCCAAGCTCTGGCAGCTCAGGCCACTCCTCCGGCTCCGGGCCAAGAAATGATGCTCGGGCAGGAATTGCCGCCGCCCGAGGAAGAAAATGCAACCAGTATGGCGAAGCTTATTGACTTCGCCTTTTCCACGCATAATCTCGTTCCTAAGATTGCCAAGCGTAAGGGCGGTAAGGATCTGCTTGGTAAGATCGGGGGAGAGGTCATTCGTGGCTATAACGAGGATGAAAAGTCCCGTGAAGACTGGCTCAAGAACAATAAGGAATGGCAGCGTCTGGCGCTGCTGGTCCGGGAAGGGAAGTCGTATCCGTGGCCCCGCGCCTCGAATATCAAGTTCCCCCTGATCGCTACCGCAGCCATGCAGTTCTCGGCTCGAGCGTATCCCTCGCTGGTCCCGTCGACTGGTCGCCTTGTGGCGACGTCCATTCCGCAGAAACACGCTAATTCGGACTTGTACGAGGCGAGCAATCGCGTCTCGGGCCATATGTCCTTCCAGCTCATGCATCGCATGCCCAACTGGTCGGAAGATATGGATAAGTTGCTCATGACGATTGCAATTCAGGGACTCTGCTTCAAGAAGACTTATTACGATGTTGGTACCAAGAGTAATACAAGCTATCTGGTCTACCCGGAGAAGCTCTGTGTTAACTACTGGGCCAAGGATCTTGAGTCGGCTTACCGCAAGACGGAGTTGATGGAGTTCCGCGATAATGAGATCGAAGGCAAAATCCGTAACAAGGAGTTTGCTGAATTCGACTACAAGGGTCAAGAAGGGGTGGAGCAGGAACTGAAGAAGGCTGTAGCCAACAAGTTGGATGCTGCTTCTACGGACTCCGCTACACCCCATCTTTTCCTTCAGCAACACACTTTCTGGGATCTTGATGACGATGGTTATGAAGAGCCCTATGTCATTACCGTGCATGCCAAGACTGGCCGTGTCGTGCGGATCACCGCCCGATTTGACCAGGATGGCGTCATGACGAATGACAAGGGAGAGATTACCTACATCAAGCCCGTAGAGTTCTATACGGCCTTCCCCTTTATCCCGAACCCAGACGGTAGTCTATACGCTCTGGGTTTTGGCACGTTGCTTGGTCCGTTGAACCTGTCGGTTAATACCATAATTAACCAACTTACCGATGCCGGGACTCTGAATAACCTACAGTCTGGCTTCATCGGTAAGGGTCTTCGGATCAAGATGGGCGAGACGCCCCTACAGCCTGGAGAATGGAGGGTAGTCAACGCAACGGGCGATGACCTCTCCAAATCCATTTTCCCAATTCCTTCCAAGGAGCCGTCAGCAGTTTTGATGAACCTCCTGCAAATGCTGATTCAAGCCGGAAACCAACTGGCCTCTATCGCGGAGATCTTCGTCGGCAAGATGCCCGGCCAGAACACTCCGGCTACCACTACCCAAGAGACTGTTCAGCAGTCGATGGCAGTGTTCACGGCGATTTACAAGCGCGTATATCGTTCGATGGAGTCCGAGTTTAAGAAGTTGTATCGCCTGAATCGTCTCAATCCTGAGATGCTTCTTGAAGAGAGGATGCTCGCAGGCATCGATCTTAAGCTCTCCGACTACGACTTCCCTGAGTTCATGATCATGCCAGGAGCTGATCCTGGTGGTGATTCGTGGGCTATGAAGCAGCAGAAAATGCAGATGGTGGGTCAGTTGATTCAAATGGGCACGGTTAATCCGCAGGAGTACACGAAGCGTGTGCTCATGGATCTAGAGATTCCAGATGTGGAAGCCCTACTGATGCCGCCTCCGCAACCTCAACCTGATCCTAAGGCGCAGGCTGATCAAGCCAAGGTTGAAGGCCAGATGCAGCTCATGCAGCAAAAGGCTCAGATGGAGACTCAACTTAAGCAGCAAGAAATGCAAATGAAGGAGCGTCTTGCTGAACTTGAGATGAACCAAAAGCAAATGGAACTGCGATTCAAGGAGCAAGAGTTCCAACTCAAGCAACAAGAATCGATGTTCAAGGCTCGTATGAGCCAAGCTGAATCGGTTGCTCAAATGCAAGCGAACCAGCAAATGCGGCAAATGGACCTCCGCCTCAATGAGGCACAAGGCGCCCAGAAGCTTCGCCTTCAGGAGAACCAACACAAGCAGAAGCAGGCACAGGCAAAGGCCAAACCAAAGAAGGAGTAATCCTATATGGCAGTTAAGAAGGAACTGTTTCATGAGTGGAAGACTCATCCAGTAACAGATGAACTGAAGCGGGAACTAAGAGAGACTCTGGAAATTCTTGTAGGCCAGATGGTCAGCAGGATGGAACCAGATCCCGCACGAGATGGCTTCACCCGAGCGTTTGCAAGAGCGGTAGATGTGGTCCTCTCGTGGCAACCAGACATTATCACGGAGGAAGCAGATGCTGAAGATTAGAGTACCCGGACATCGAATTCTGGTTAAGCCAGAAGAAATTGAGAAGGTCAGTGCAGGTGGTATTGTGATTGCACGGCCCGGTAACCAAGACAAGCTGGAAGCAATGGCCACCGATCGTGGCACCGTAGTTCAAGTTGGTCCGATGTGTTGGAAGAACTACGACTTTGACAAGCCTGATTGGAAGCCATGGTGCAAGCCCGGGGATCGAGTCATTTTTGCAAGGTACGCCGGTAAAGAGGTCATGAACCCGGACACGGAGGAGAAATTCTTCCTCATGAATGATGAGGATATCCAAGTTGTCCTAGAGGAGAGCGAAGATGCCGCTTGAAGAACAATCGACAGAAGAGATAGTTGTACCCAGTGCAGAGACTCCGACAGAGAAGCCCGCTGAGGCTGCTCCGGAGGTTTCGGAAATTGAAGAGCGGGCTCGTGCCCAAGGTTGGGTTCCGAAGGAAGAATGGGATGGTGATCCGGCCGCTTGGCGTCCGGCAACTGTCTTTGTCGACCGAGGGGAACTCCTTGGCAAGATCAAGTCCCAGAGTTCGGAAATGCGCGAACTCAAGGGCATGGTTAATTATCTTGCCGAACAAAATCGAAAGCTCTATGAGGCTGGTTACCAAAGGGCAATCTCGGAACTCGAGGCTGCTCGTGACCAAGCTGTGGAAGCCGGGGATACTCGTGCCGTGCGTGATCTGGATAAGCAAATCCGAGAACACGAGAAGGCAGCGGCAGAGGCCGCAAAGCCTGTCAAGGTGCGCGAGTCAACGAATACGGCAGAGGAACTCTACAGGGACTTCATCAAGACTAACCAGTGGTATGAAAAGGACGAGGTGATGCAGGACTGGGCTAACGGCGCTGCCGTGAAGTTCAAGTCCAAGAATCCCAATGCGTCCGATCAAGAAGTATACGGCCACTTGTCTGATGCTGCCCGTCAGAAGTTCCCCGATAGGTTTAAGAGGGCTGGTGCTCCGAACCCTGAAAGCTCGAGCAACCGTGCTGGCGGTAGTCCGTCAAAGAAGGATGGCAATTCCGATTTCGATCGTCTCCTCAGCTCTTTGTCTGAGGATGAAGCTCAAATTGCCCGCAACCTCGTTAAGAGAGGTCATGTGACTAAGGAAGAATTCATGGAGAGTATTAAACTAGTTGGAGGACTTCGGCGATGACACGAGAGACAAGAGAAGCACAAGGACGACCGGCACGGGTGTCGGTGAGTCAACAACGAGATAAACTCAATGTTATTGGACTTGATAAGAAGAATTTTCATTATCGGTGGGTGAATGATGAAGGCGATCGTTTGATGATTTTCAAGAACGCCCTCTATGAATTCGTCGATAAGTCTGAAATCAAGTCTTCCGGTGATCCCACCATTGATACTTCTAAAGGTACAGATTCTCGAGTTCGCAAAGGCGTTGGGGGTGGTAAAGTGGCCTACCTGATGAAACTTCCCATGGAGTTGCGGAAGATTGACGAAGCGAACAAAGAGGCTGAAATCCTTGAAACCGAACGGGCTATGACGCGAGTCAAGTCTGAAACAAATCAGCACTCTGCTGCTCAAGACGCGGACTACGGTTCGCTAACACTTACTCGTAAGTAATGTGGGCAGGGAGTGTTTCAAAATAGGAGAAATACATGCCTAATCTTGACGCTCCCTCGGGCTTTCGCCCGGTACGGCGTATCTCCGGGCTGCCGCTCGGAGCTTTTTTCAAGGCATATGTTCCTTCCACGGACGCCACGGCTATCTTCGTTGGCGACGTCGTTAAGTTCAATGGTGATTCCGGTGCGGCCGGTACCGTTGTGCAAGGCGAGGATGTGGAGGGTGTGCCTCAGGTAATTCGTGCTGCGATTACGGATTTTGACGTTCTCGGTACGGACAACCAATCCGCGATTTGCGGCGTCGTGGTCGGCGTTAAGCCGAGCCCCGACAATCTGATGCTCAAGCATCGTGCTGCTTCGACGAACCAGATTCTGTACATCTGCCCGATCGAGCAGGACGTGGTGTTTGAAATTCAGGAAGACGCGGATACGACTCCGATTGTAGCGGCTAGCGTTGGTCTTAATGCGCAAGTCCTGCAAACCCAAGCTGGTAATGCTGTTACCGGTTGGTCGGGTATGGAGCTGGATTCGTCGACGGTTGCTACGACTAACACGTTCCCGGTGAGGATTATCGGTCTGTCGAAGCGGGTTGGCAATGGCTTTAACACGGCGGGTTCTGGTCAGGATCAAGCCAAGTTTGAAGTCGTGTTCAACTTTAATGGTGGTCTGCGGCCGGCTGCTGTTGCAGTTGGTGGCACTGCTATCTAATAAAGGAGATACACCATGAGTGTTCCTATGAATACTGGCTTGTGGGGTAAGCTCCTTTGGCCGGGAGTAAACAAGTGGTACGGTGACGGTTACAATGACTGGCAAACCGAATACACGGAAATCTTCACGACTGAATCTTCGGATCGGGCGTATGAAGAAGACGTGTCGGTTAGCGGGTTTGGTCTTGCCCAGATTAAGGGTGAAGGCCAGCCGGTCTCGTATGACAGCGAATCGCAGGGCTTCCTTGATCGCTACACGCATGCTACCTACTCCCTTGGGTTTGTTATTACCAAGGAACTGGTCGAAGACGACCTGTATAGTAAGGCTGGCAAGCGTAAGGCTCAGGGTCTTGCTCGTTCGATGCGTCAGACGAAGGAAATCGTTGCGGCTAACATCCTTAATCGCGCGTTTAACACCTATCTCTATGGTGATGGTAAGGCCCTGATCGTTTCTGATCATCCGAACATCGCTGGCGGGACGTGGTCGAACCTTCTGTCGGTGGCCTCCGATCTTTCGGAAGCTGCTCTGGAAGCTGCGTGGATTCAGATCTCCAAGTACACGGATGATCGCGGTCTGCGTATTGCGGTTAAGCCGAAGAAGCTCATTGTTCCGGTTGACGAGGCGCTCAACGCCGCGAAGATCATGGGCACTGAGTACGAAGTTGGCACCAACAACAACACGATTAACGTGGCGAAGGCTAAGTATCCGGGTGGTGTGGTGGTTAATCACTACCTTACGGATACGGACGCTTGGTTCATCCAGACGGACGTCTCGAATGGTATGAAGCACTTTGAACGTGTCGCGGATTCGTTCTCCATGGACGATGACTTCGAGACGGACAACGCCAAGTTTAAGGCGCGTGCTCGTTACTCGTTTGGCTGTTCCGACAAGCGGGCAATCTTTGGTACGCCGGGGGCCTAACCTCTAGTGTAATGTGACTCCCCCTCCGCAAGAGGGGGAGTTTCTCCAAGGCCAACTGGGAGGCTTGAATCCCTTAACTAATACGGAGAACAACTATGTCTAAGGCATCTCGTTTTACCAACGGTCTGATCGTTCGTGATGGCCGTCCTACGTCGCCCTCGGGGGACCTGAATGAAACCAAGCTCACGCAACTGCGTGTGATTGAAGCTTCACTTACTCCTGCCTCGGTGGGTGCGGCGACGGTTGCTGCTCAAACTCTGACGGTTACTGGCGTCTCGACGTCGGATAACTTTATTCAGTGCATTAAAGATCCTATCACCAACGCAACTGGTGTTGTTGGTGTTACCCAAAACGGGGCTAACTCGGTGTCGATGCGGTTTGTGAATCCGACTGCTGGTGGCCTGTCTCCTACTGCTGGTACCTACGTCTTCCTCGTCGGCCGCTATAGCAATACCTAATCGGAGGTACCATGTCTAGAGACACGACAGTTACCGCTACCATTGCAGCACCTGATTCGGCTATTGTCGCCATCGACCATCTCTCAGAGCAATTTGCGGTTGGTTTTGGCGTAGTGCGGACGGGTGATTGCACCTATAAGGTTCAACATACGTTTGATAATATCTTTGATCCCTTCGTTACTCCGACATGGTTTGATCATGCAACGGTTACTGGTAAGACGGCTAACTCTGATGGCAACTACGCATTCCCGGTACGCGGTATCAAGGTAGTCATTACTGCTGGAACGACGGGTGCGGCTGTGATGACTGTGCTTCAGGCACGCTAAGGAGACCCTAAATGAGTATGTCTATTGATTATGGTAAGCTCGATAGGGTCTATGCCTTTGCTGATTTCCTTGATCTCCTTTCCAATCCGGCTGCGATGCAGCAGACGGTTGCGGAATACAAGGAGCAGGCAGAGGTACTTAAGGCCCTGATCGAGAAGAAGACTGCTGTCGACAACGTAGACTCGTATGTTAGTTCGATGAGTCGTGCGATTGAGGAGCAGGAAGCTGCTCTTGCACAGCGAGTTGCGGACTTTGACGCAGAGAAGCGTGCTGCTGTTGAATCATATCAAGCAACTGCGAAAAAGACGCAAGAACTGCAAAGCAAGGCAGAAGCTTTGACGCGGGAGGCGGAAGCCTTCCGCCAACAGGCTGCTGTTGAACTGCAACAAATCAAGGAGGAACGGGCGCTTTTGGCAAGTGAACGGAATTCGCTGGCTTCTGTTTCGGCACAGCTGGTTCAAGAACGGGACGCTCTTGCTGCTAAGGCAGAGCAACTTAAGGCTCTTATTGGATGAACCTCCTTCATGTAAAGACCAATACGGTTGCTGATTTCACAGGGACCGTAACTGTTTACAATCAGACCGGTGGTTCGCAGACTCTTGCGGCCACCGATTTGGTTCGTCCGTCGGACTGGAATAGTCAGCATAAGTTGTTCTTTACATACCATGGTAACACGACGGGTAATTCCACGCTGAGTGGGCTTACCCTTCCTATTGCGGGAGCTGGTGGGGTCTCTGTCGGAGGCTCCAACGGCTCTTTTGTTATTTCTGGGATGTCCGATCCGGGTTGGCTGACCACGGCTGCTTTGTCTGGCCATAGTCATAACCTAGCTACGACGACTACCGGCGGGGCTTCGATCGTTGTTGGAACGGCCAATAGTAATGGTTATACCATTGGCGTTCCTGCCTTCCTGACTACGGCACAACCGGTAGGAGCCTATCTCACTACCGCGCGTGCGTCTAACGATGCCATTGGCCTGAATTCTGCTCTGACGGCCAACGGAGTTTCAGTAACGGCCAATTCGTCTGGGCTGAGCCTGAACTTCCCGGCATTCCTGACGACTGCGGCCCAATCGAACCACAGCCACGGTAACCCGACTCTGGCTCTCACGAACCTGACCGGAACCACGGCATCTAACAGTGCTGGCTTCACCCTGTCCCTGTCTGGGGCGGGTGGTGGTGTAATCAATCAGACGGGTCCGAATATCGCTGACTCGGCTGCTACGATCACGAGTGGTACTGTTCTGTTCAACAATGCCAATGGGATCTCGTTCGGGCTGAATGGTTCTACTATGACGGCTTCCCATAATGCTTTGACGACTGCCGCTCAGTCGAACCATAGTCACGGGAATCCTACCCTAGCTCTGACGAATCTTACTGGCACGACTGCTAGTGCGAGCAATGGCTTTACCCTTAGCCTGTCTGCCGCAGCTCCCGGTGCTGGCGGAGGGGTGGCCGTTTCAGCGGGCACTACTTCTACCAACAATACAACGGTAAGTTTTGCAGATAATAATGGTATATCTTTTGGCCTGAATGGTTATATTCTTACAGCTTCTCATAATGGTCTGACCACCGCAGCCCTGAGTAATCATAGCCATGGTAACCCCACGCTTGCACTTACTAACCTTACGGGTACTACGGCCAGTGCCAGCAACGGATTCACCCTGAGTCTTTCCGCTGCTAATCCGGGAGCCGGTGGAGGAGTAGCTCCGGCTGCTGGTACTCAGACCCAAACTAGTGGTACTGTTCTATTCCAAAACAGTAATAACATTACGTTTGGTATGTCGAATAGTTCAGTGATTACCGCGTCCTTTAATCCAATTAACATTGGCATGAGCACGAATGGTAATACTGCTGGTACTACGGGTACCTATGATGGAGCTGGTCTCCAGTACGTCCTGATTGGTGGGAACAACATTACCTTGTCACAATCAGCTAACGGCTCGAGCGTCTCTCTTTCGATTGTTGGTCCGGCTCCGGGCGGCGGCGCTACTATGGACTACTGGCATAACTTTGGTGTCTGGACGATCAACAGCACAAACCAGCCATACCAATCTACGTTTAATGTTATTCCAATCATACTTCCAGAAGCGATTGCCATGGATCATTTCCGGTTCTGCCAATCGATTCCTGCTCTTGTCTCAACTACCTTCGCCAGCACAGCGAATACTTCGTTTAGCTACAATCAGCAAATGACACAGCGTTGGGTGCTGTATACCAGAGGGACTGGAACGAATAATACCAACTTGTATAGTATAGCTTCTGGTGAAAACGTTAATACCTTTAGTTTTGCTCTTTCGGCTGGTGCCTCTACTTCTACTCCACAAACACAGTCTCTTGGGTTCTCTTGGATCAATAAGGATGGTGGGACTAGTACAGCCTCAACCTCTGGAAGTTCGGCATCTTCGGTACTTGCCCTAAGAGGATCGGCTATTTGGACAAACCTGTCCGGGGATAAATATGACTATATTCCCTACGTTACTACGTTGACTGCTGGAAACTATTGGCTGGCATTTAATACTAGTACCACCCAGACTACGCACGTTCTAGCTAACGCGGCAGCCCACAGACTCTATCCCACTATGGGAGCTATTGGTCAATTTAATAGACAAATTAACCCAATGGTAGGTGGAAGCAACTCGTCCAATCAGGCTATGTTGGGCCTTGGATCAGCGACCACAGTAGGGGGAGCTACAATCCCCACGTTGCCACTATCGGCAATCAGTACCTCAGCGTCTCATGTAATACCTATATTCTACATAGGGAAAGGACTTTAATGGAAATTATTAGCCAACAAGAGGTTGGTAGGCATAATGCAAATTTAGAGGAAAGTCGTTCTAGGATCATCGAAGGGAATTCTTGGAAGAAGCAGCGTATTATTGCAATGTTGCCTTCAGCGGCAATGATTCCTGCCAAGGTAGCCCTTAGCCACTGGAACCTTATCTTCCCGCCTAATCAAGGGGTGTATAGAATGCTCTGCCTTGGGATGGAAGTGGGTGATGCTTACAGCCAAGCAATTGAGGCCGTTTTGGCCCATCCAGATTTGTCGACGTGGGAATACATCCTGACCCTCGAGCATGACAACATGCCTCCGGCGGATGGTGTTCTGAAGTTGATCAAGCGGATGGAAGAACATCCCGAACTGTCTTGTATCGGAGGTCTTTACTGGACCAAAGGCGAAGGCGGTGTCCCTCAGATCTGGGGAGATCCTAAAGATCCCCAACTTAATTTCCGTCCGCAGCCCCCGGTAGCTGGACAGCTTGTGGAATGCTGTGGGACAGGAATGGGGTTCAATCTTTGGCGACTGTCCATGTTCAAAGATCCGAAGCTTCGTAAGCCTTGGTTTAAGACTACGGCCGGGGCAGATGGAGTAGGTACACAAGATCTGTATTTCTGGGGAGATGCCCGTAAGTATGGGTATAGGTGTGCAATCGATTGCGATGTTCTAGTGGGACATCACGATCATACTACAGGAGTGACTTGGTGAAACTAGACATCGGATGCGGCACTAAGAAGAAGGAAGGGTTTATTGGGGTTGATATTATAGCCTTTGACGGAGTTGACGTGGTTATGGATGCTGGTAAAGATCCTTGGCCTTGGGCAGATGGCACGGTGGATGAAGTCCACTGTTCTCATTTTCTCGAGCACCTCACCGCCGATCAACGAGTCCATTTTGTCAATGAGCTACACCGGGTTCTCAAATCTAAAGGTACCTGTGTAATTGTTACGCCCCATTGGGCGTCCATGCGTGCCTACGGTGATCTGACCCATCAATGGCCTCCGGTCTCAGAAATGTGGTTCTACTACCTTAACAAAGAATGGCGAGCCAGAGAGGCTCCGCATAACCAGATGTACACTTGTGATTTTGACGCAACGTGGGGTTATGGTCTGGATCAGCAACTAGCTGTTCGGAACGTTGAGTACCAGCAATATGCTGCTCAATGGTTCAAGAACGCTATTACGGACATGATTGCCACACTAACGAAACGAGGATAACTTGACTACCGCCTTCCAAGAAAATGCCTTCCAGTATAATGCATTTCAGATCGTCTGGTCTGGGTTTGGCGGTGCTCCGCCGGGACCCTCTGGCGTTTGGGTAGGCGGAGTCTCGGAACTTCCTTATGGGCACGATAGCGGTGTCTCGGACATCGCTCGTGCTGAAGATGGCACTATAATTGGAGGCGTCTCTATGGACAAGACTGACGGCGTCTCCCGACGCTGGTGGATTGTATAATGGGAACTCTTGGCGGTTCGTATTCTTGGAATGCTCACTGCGACGTCTGTGGCTTTCAGTTCAAGGGCCAAGACCTCAAGAAGCGGTGGGATGGTCTCATGGTCTGCGACAAGGACTTCGAGACGCGGCACCCTTTGGACTTCTATAAGACAAAGACTGACACCCACCAACTGCCCTTTACTCGTACTGAGGAGGGTGACCCCTCCATGACTGGGGACTACACGTTCTCAATGCTTCCGTCGGATTGGGAGAATCTCTGGCTAGAAAGCCCGCGAACTGACTATGTGGAACCTTGGGGTGGAAACTACTGGGCAGACTTTGAGTATGAGTTTGCTAAGAATGACGTACAGATGGTGGGCATCCGCTATTATGTGTCGGATTCGTGCCTTGCCGTTATGAACTCAGGTGCCGATTCGTGGTTCTCAGTGTGGACATATCAGGATACTGGGGGACCAGAACTCTACTTCTATCCACAACAGCCTCTGTCTAGGGGAAGAGGATTGTACAAATGGAAAGCGGGATGGAATGATCTCTTCTTTGAAGACTGGGGATATAGCCCTGTTCAGTTCTACAGAGGACAACATATTCTTATTGGGCATGGTCGTGCTCCTCAAACGCATACAATGTCATTCTGCACCTCTCCGCCAGCCGGGGTAAATAATAAGTCCGCCTATCAAAACATAATGACGGCGTATCGGGAAGACGTTGGAAGACATATTCCGGGATACTGGTGGATGAGTGATGATCTACCGAAAGTTCCAGAGAATCCGTTAACAGTTCCTTGGGCTCCTTGGGCCACCACAACTCAAGGAACACTTGTTGCTGGTATTCAAGGCATCTATAAGAAGACAGCCACCACCAACCATGACACGGGTATTATCAATCATCTGAAGACCCACTTTGGTGGGAATCTACAGGGTGCTGTCGATCCCAGTTATGATCACTCTGCTGGCAATATATTCTATCCAAAAGTCAGTCGTATTGCAACCCATTTGGAAATCTGCAATCCTGCAAATCCAAATACTGCTGGTCAGTTAGAGGGAGAGTTATCTCTATGGGAATATAATGGGGCCGTTTGGACAAATAAGGCTAGAGTTACAGTGCCGTTTGACTATAGAGTTCGTGCGCGAGTCTATCAGTTTCCTATTACTCCGGTGACTGTAACACCCGGGACTGCCTATATGGTTGCTTATGCGAATACGACAACAACCTCTTGTCCTTTGTATTATATGAGTACCCCGGTGGGGGCCGTACAACGCGACGCAACTTACTTTGTAAACGGTGGGTTTGTCTACGACGCATACCTTAAGGGAACGAATCCTCTTCCTTTAGCTTCCACTCCTACGAATGCCTCTATTCAAAATAATGCCGTCGGTATGTTTAACATTGTCACTACTGCCGCTCCTTAAAGGATAACTATGCCCGTCTCTGGATCAACAAACTATACGACTACCCGCGACGACATTATCAAGCGTGCCTTGAGGATTGTTGGCGGTCTGGGTCAAGGTGAAACACCAGCCACTACTGCTGTAACCGAAGCGGCAATGGCCCTTAATGACATCACCAAAGAATGGAATGCAGAGGGTAATTTCTGGTTCTATCGTGGTGGAGCTAGTTTAGCCTTTCCAGCCTATGGAACGTCACACTTCGATATGGGTGTTGGTGGAACCTACCTTACTACCTATGACGTTCTAAAAATTATTGATGTTATGATTACTTGGGGGACTGGCACTAGTATGGTGGCTCAGCCACTTATTCCTTATACTAGAGCTGATTGGAATAAAAACGTCACCAAGCCCGGACAAGAAGGAGTTCCCACTCACTATTTGTTTGTCCCGACACAGCCACTAGGAACAAACCACATTTCCTATCTGTATATGTGGCCTAGGCCTAGCGTAGAATTTTTAGCTAGGGATTCTGTTAGATGTGCTTTTACTTACCAAGCTGGTCTGCAAGATTTTGACACTAGCACTGACAATCCTCCGGTTCCTCAATATCTTGGTAACGCTCTTACTTGGGCGTTGGCGGATCAACTCGCGTTTGAATACGGGGTACCCTTGGCAGACCGCGCGCAAATCCAGAAGAAGGCCCAATACCATAAAGCTATTGCCTTCTCCTACGATCAAGAAGAAGGCTCGATCTTTATTCAACCGGCTATGGATTGGTCATGGAACCAGTAG